TATGACATGAGCATATCTTTACGCTCATCATTGGCTATGTCTTGTCCGACTGTGTTTGGTTTTATTTCTATTGGCATTCGTCTACTGATCCATAAATGTTTTCCCAACCTAAAGCATAGCCTGTCATTTTAATAAGTTTCTTAGCTTGATTGACTGAGGGTTGCCTGGTTCCGTATCGCCAAGATCTAACAGTATCAATAGATACACCTAAGTCTTTGGCTAACTTATCTTCACCTCTTTTAACAATGTAGTCTTTAAGTTCCATAGTTCTCCTTATATAGAATGGTATAAGTTAATGCTCTTATAGGGGGTTGAGTGAGGAGTTTTATATTTGATATATAACTTCATTAACTCATACCAAATATCATCTTAACATTGCTCTTTACAATAAGTAAAGAATTTTATTACAAAAGTGTTGACAATATTTTTGATAGGCGTATCATCTATCTTGTATTTAAAAAATGGAGCCTTATATGAAAGACTATTCTACGCTATCTCTACCTCAACTTTTGATGGAGAAGAAAAAGAATCTAGCAAAACAAGCTGAACTAAAAGAACAAAGTGCACAGCTTGATTTTGCAATCACTAAACATCCCGATGTGCATAAGCAAGTCAACAGACTTTCTAACACTGGCGGATCTACTCGGGTACATCTTAATGGTGTCATACCAAAAGACTTACGAGTTAATTATAAAATAACAAGATCATGGGATCAGAGTTTTTTATCTAAAGTAAAAGACGAGATACCTGAAGATCTATTTCCTTTCACAACTGTATACAAAGAAGATACTGCTCTATCTAAAATGATAGAAGCAAATCATCAAGACATCTTTGATAAGTTTCAAGAAGGATTACAAACCAAGATTAATGAACGACCATACATCCAGTTCGTTGATCCATTAAAAGGAGCTGAGAAATGATTTCACACAATGATGTAGTACAAGAGATACGTGATCGTATCAAAAGAGATGTTGCACCAGGTTTACACAAAGCTTGGGTTAATAAAATATTAATGATTGTTGACGATGTAGAAACCATAGCAGACGAAATGATGTCACAAGGAGTGCAAAACTATGAGCCTGTTGAATAGCGTAACCACAGGGATACAAATCCCTTCAATTAAAATAAACCTATCTGGTACAGATGGCATTGGTAAAACTACCTTTGCAAGTCAAGCACCAAACCCTATCTTTATAAAGACAGAAGCTGGTACTAACTATATAGATACAGCATCCTTTCCTTTATGTGAAAGCTATGACGACATACTAATACAAATCAAAACTTTGTATGAAGAAGATCATGACTACAAGACAGTGGTCTTTGATACAACTGACTGGGCTGAGAAATTAGTACAGCAAAAGGTATGTCAGATTCATGGACAAAAATCTATTGAGTCTATGGGATATGGAAAAGGTTTTACAGAATCTGCTGAGTTATTCGGCAGACTACTAAGAATGTTTGATGCCCTACAAAAGAAGAAGATGCACATCATCTTACTATCTCATGTAGGCATAAGAACTTTTAATGATCCAGAGCGTGAGCCCTATGATCGTTGGGAGATGGCTACTCATAAGAAAGTATCAGCAATGATACGTGAGTGGGTAGACTTCAACCTGTTTGCAAACTACGAGGTATCAACTCGTACTAGTGGACAGGGTTTCAAGGAAACAACCAGGGCTGTGTCATACGGCAAGCGTAAGTTGTTTCATAAATACACCGCAGCATTTGATGCCAAGAGTCGAGTTGATTTAGGGAATGCTCCCTTGGATCTTGATTGGACAGCGTTCATGTCTGCATTTAAAGAATCTTTAAAATCTAAAAAAGGAGAATAATATGTCTGATGATTTTAATTTAAACTTGACTGATGTCGAGGATACAGGTGGATCGTTTGATCTTATGCCAGTCGGTGACTACGAATTTGTAGCTACTGGATGGGAGAATAAAACTAGTGCTAAGGGTGATAGATACTTATCAATTACCTTTGATGTGACAGGCCCTACTCATTCAGGTCGTAAGATATGGGAAACATTCATGCTCGAAGGAGCTGGGTTAAACGTATCTATCAGCAGAATAAGAGACTGGAGAAGATCCATGGGCATGGAAGCTGATGTTGATGCCTTTGGTCTTGAACAGTTAGAGAGCATGTTAAACATTCCTTTCAAAGCCAAGGTCAGTGTTGAAGTTGGTAGAGATAAGGGAGACGGAACGAAGTGGGACGACAAGAACAAGATTGCTAAGTTTCTTGCAGTTGAGACAAGCAGTAAGTCAGCTCCTTCGCAAAGTCCTAAAGAAGAATCAAAGTCAGATGATGATGATTTCGATTGGGACAAATAATTTATTTACCAGAGAGAGTAAATAAATAACTCGAGTGAGTAGTCTTAATACCAAGACTACTCCTCGCACCTAGGGTTATTGTATACCCTAATGTATTTTTGGAGAAATATATGGATTTAAAAATAGAAAAAGATGTTCCCATACCTCAGACAGTAACTTCGTTATTAAAAAGTATGGAGGTTGGAGACTCAGTTGTATGTAATCTAAATAAATGCAATAGATTAAGAGCTAGAGCAAGTGAGGTTGGAATAAAAGTTCTTACAAGAAAAATAGAAGATAATTCATATCGACTATGGAGAATAAAATAATGGCAATAGATAAAAGAGAAGCGAATGCTTTAGTAGAATCAATGACATTACTATTAGATTCTTTAGATCAAAACTTTGACAGCCTACCCTCTGGGTTAGATACTGTAGTAAAGGAAGCTAAATTAACATTATTAAACGTGGATACTAAAGATGACAGACAAAGAAAAATTTATAGAATATTTAGACAGTAAAACTTGCAACACAGTTATTGATGACGTGCAGCAATGTGTTGATGGTTGGTCAATGAAAGAATTAGACTCACGATCAGCAATCATTACACTAACAAGATTTGCTGTTGATCTTACCTTTAAGTTTTCTTTCACACAAAAAGAAGCCTTAGAGTTAATACTAAGTATGGTACAAGATCACATGGACATAATGGGAGTTGAAAAACCAATCACAGAAGATCCCGTAGAAGAAATAAAAATACTACATTGAAACTTAGATACTACCAAAGGGATGCAATAGATTCCCTACACCATTGGTTTGCCAATCGTCCAGCAGAGGATCATGCTTTGATCGTACTGCCAACGGCTGCTGGTAAAACCATTATCTTTTCTCATTTTATTAAAGAGATACTAGCCAAAGATCCTACAGCTAGGTTCTTGGTTATGGCTCATAGAAAAGAATTAGTAGAACAAGCAGAGACTAAACTTAAAACTGTATGGCCCGATGCTCCAGTGGGTGTATTGGCAGCAGGGATGAAACGCTTTGAGATAGATTCACAGATCCTTATAGCAAGTAGAGATACCCTAGCATCACCCAAGAGATTAGATGCTGTCGGTAGCTTTGATTACATGATCATAGATGAAGCACATAACGTACCGCCAAGCTCTCATACTAGATACAAGAAGATTATAACAACCCTATCAGACAGGAATCCTATGAAGGTTATGGGCTGTACTGCCACACCATATCGTATGGGACAAGGTTATATATATGGCAATCGTAAAGATCATTTCTTTAAAGGACTAGCTTATTCAGTATCAATACCTGAGCTGATCCGTAATGGATTTTTGTGTAGGTTATCAGCCTATGCTGTAAATGAGGATGCCATCATTGATGCAGGAGCTGTTGCATTAAAGTTTAAGAATGGAGACTTTAAGGAAAGCGAACTAGAAAAAATAGCTATGGTCGATGATACGATCTTACAGGTTATTAACGACTGGATTGATAACGCTTATACCAAAGGTAGAACAGCTACAGTATTCTTTTGTGTATCAGTATTACATGCAGAGAAAATGACTCAATGCTTGAAGACCTATGGGATCGAAGCTGAATGCGTTACAGGTGAGACACCAAAAGATAAAAGAGAAGATGTATTAAAAAGATTCAACGCTGGATCTATACATGCTATATGTAATGTGGGTGTGCTGACTGAAGGTTGGGATGCTCCAAGAGCTGACTGCGTAGCATTACTTAGACCAACACAAAGCGTTGGCTTGTTTGTTCAAATGTGCGGAAGGGGGATGAGACTGCACGAGGAGAAAGACAACTGCCTACTACTAGACTATGGAGAAAATGTAGCTAGGCATGGTTGTCTTGATGAGATACAACCTGATCAGTCAGCTCCAGCTAGATACCATCCTAAGATATGTTCTAACTGTAGTGCAATTAACTTACCCTCAGCTAAGAAATGTATTGAGTGTGGTCAAGAGTTTGAAGGATCTAAAAAGTTTGAAGAACTACAGACTAAGAAAGAAAAAGAAGTTGCTAAGAGAACTAAGGCAGAGAGACAAGCTGTCTTGTCTGATGAGAGAGAGAAGGCCAAGCCTAGATACAAACCTGTCACTGACATCTATGCAACAGTAACCAAATCACAGAATGGCAGTGAGTATTGTCAAGTAATCTTTACAGTTAAGAATGAATTTTTCCCTAAGAAAATGCCGTTGATGTTTGGACATCCCAAAGCACACCACATGGCAGTACGTAAGTGGAAGAAGATAGCAGAGAAGTGGGGATCGCCCAAGCAACCATGGATGGCCGCTGAATTAATAAACAGTGGTGCCTTTGAGAACATAGCAGAGATTGTCTTACAAAAGCAGGGCAAGTATGAGAATGTTATAGGGATCAGAACAAAACAAAACGAGGAGATATTATTATGAACAAAACTAAATTAGTAGAACTAGCAGATGAAGTATTGACTGATGTTGATGTTGATATGCAAAGTGTTTTAAAAAAAGAATTAGAGATAAATTTATGTGAGAAGTTAGCTGATATTTTTTTTGCAGCACAACGACACCATAAATACCCTTTAGATGTTGGTCGCATTGGAAAAAATGAAAAATCCTACAAAGCTGTAAAACCAATATTGGATGATTGTATAGATAAATTATTAGGAAAAACAAAATGACAATCAATCATCTTCTTGATGAAGTAGAAACAAATACTGAGAGACACCAAAGGTTTTATTTGGGTATCAGTGGTATCGGCAATCCAAATCAAAGGCTCCTTTGGATGCGATACCGCTGGCTCATGCCCGATGAATGGGAGCCAAGAGTTCTTAGACTTTTAGACCTAGGCAATGTAGTAGAAGATCATTTGATTGAGAAGCTACGTAAGATACCAGGAGCCATTATCTATGATGTTCAAAAGGATGGTAAGCAATTTAAAACAGAGGCTCTTGGAGGGCATGTCAAAGGACACATAGATGGTGTCGCTAGAAACCTACCAGGCTTGAAAGAAAACATACCCTATCTGTTAGAGTTTAAAACAGCTAACGACAATCGTTTTAAAAATTTAGAAAAGCTAGGTAGTTATTGTGCTTGGTCAGAAGAGTATGACGCACAGATTCATTTGTACATGGGACTTTTTAAAATGGATCATTGCATAGCTATCGTTTACAACAAAAACAATTCAGCTTTGTATACAGAAGTTATTGACTTTGATTACTTAAAGTTTGAAATGCTTATGGAAAAAGCAGAGCATGTATTGAAAACTAATACGCCACCTGACAACAACATACCCGAGACTGACTACAGAATACGTAGCTTTATGTCTGCTAAAGAAAGGGCCGCATATCTTGGCAGATCTTTACCTGAGAAAGTTCATTGCAGATCATGTCGCTTTGCTAGTGTTGATATTAACAAGGGTGGGGGGCATTGGCATTGCTCTCAACATGACAAAGGAATCAGCGAGGATAGACAGACTAAGGGATGTCCAAGACATAACTATATACCAGAGCTAATACCAGCAACCATGATCGAAGAGGATGATAACTTTGTTATGTATGAGAAAGATGGGTTTAAGTTTATTAACGTAGCTAGTCAGAAAGAATCTACTGGCGACAACCTTTACTCTAGTGAGGAGCTGATAGAAGTAATCAACAGTGGCTTTCCAAAAGAATTACTAGAACAGTGTGCTTCTGCTAAGAGATTAATGAATGGTACGATCAAGAGTATCAGACCTTGGGTTGAAACAGGCGTGCCTTTCTAAGCTTTAGCTTTTTTTATTACTATAATTTCTACGCCTGGATACAAAGCTTCAACAAGTTTCTTCTTTAATCTAAACATAGGTGTCTCTATACCCTTGGTATCTTCTATGATCTCATCGCCATTGATGTTCTTATATTTAAAGTCAGCCTTGTAAAGACATACCTTCTTTTCATTAACAAAGCATGGGAAGGGTGGGTGTACTTCTATGTCAGAGATTAGGCCTTTATCTTCTAGTTCTTTAAGATGATTGTATCGAGCTGCCTCAAGTTTGCTATCAAAGGTATAGCCATCGAGTCTTACTTTCTTTGCTCCGTATTTGTTGTACAAATTAGATTCCTAGTATTTTCTTTTCTTCTTCTTCTCTTAGTAGCTGAGATGCTCTGCTAGGTTGAGCAAGATTAGGTGCTTCAAACTGTCCTTGTAAAGATTGTCCAGTTAAATCTATTGAAGCAGAAGCCAAGTCTCCAATAGGTACTTCTTGAGGTGCTTTAATATCTGTTCCTTGTAAAGCAAAGTTAAGTACATCTTGATTAACTTCACTAGGTTTAAATATACCTAGCATAACCAAGTCTCTGTTAGCTACCTTAGCAATCTTTAACTGTTCGCTAATAGCATAATCAGGAACTCCTAATGTTCTTGCATCTTCTATAGCTGTGTAAAGAGTTCTTAAAGAATTGTATCTGTCTTTGTTTGTATTGATGTAACCTTTAACAAAACTTTCTGCATCTCTTCTGTTATTTGATCTAAGCAATCTATTAAATTCATTAGTTGTTTCTCTTATAGCTCTCTTAGACTCTGCTGCTTTGTAATACAGAGATCTTTCTAGCTGTGGTTTAACAACTTTAATACCAGAGAAAGCTTGTACCATTGTCTCTGCTACATCAATAGGTTTTCCTTTTGGACTAATTAAATCTTCTTCTCCTGTAAAGACAGAGGCTGCAGCTGTTACAAAATCTTTAGGAACTATCTGTGTTCCTTCTGCATCAACTTGTACTGAAAAAGGCAGTGCTGTAGGTGCTATAGAATTAAAAACGTGAATCATTGATTTTAAACCCTTATCACCTAATAAATCTGATTCGTTATAAATAATTTTACCTGTTGATGTTTGACCAGATTGTGCTTCAAGCAAGGCGTTAGCACCTATACTTGTAGATAAAAAAGGATTTGCCATTTCTCCTACTGAATCTATTGTTGCATTACTTGCTATGCTTAGTAGACTAGCTTCGTTTCTATTGCCAGTAGCAACTGCATTTAATACAGCTCTAAATGGTCTTTGCAAATAATCATAGGGATTGGTGTAACTGTAATTAATAAATCCTGTAATATTTCCTTGTGCATCAGTGCTGGTTGGAATCATAGTCGCAGTCTTTTCCCAAGGTGCAGCAAAAGATCTTTTATATGCGTCTATCTGTTCTTGACTTGAACCAGTTAGGGCTAGACCTGCTGCGGTTAAACCTGCTGGAACTCCAACAGTAGTAGTTAGTCCAGACGTTAGTCTTCTCATTCCTACTTTTTGTAATTCTGCATTGTTACTTGCTAGTTCTTTAATACCTCTTGATATAGTGTTGCCAGTATTTCTTACTATCTCAGCAGGGAAAGCTGTAAAGTTACCTATGACTGGTATAAATTTTAATTGTTTTACTATCTCAGGAACTCTTGAGTAAGTGGGAGTTACATTCAAAGCTATGTCAGCAGACTCTGCTTTAATAAATTTATCTAAAGCATCATCGCTAACAGATTTTAATTCACCAACATTGATAGTACCATCTTGTCTAATAAGTTTTTGAATATCAGTATTAGAAAAATTCTTAGCAGCATTGACAGGAATAAAGGCATCATCAGTAGAGTCAGCTATAACCTTTGTAAGTTTTGCTTGTTCGCCATTCCAATTAATCCACCTAGCCGCGTTATCTGATCCTGTATAAATTCTTTCAACAGGTTTTAATGCTTTCTGTAATTTATTTGTAAGACCGTTTGATTGTAATTTTTTCATCAAAGCAACATCTTCTATAGCATAAGAAGCTAAGTCAGCTATTTCTTCTAACTGCGTACCTCTTCCTACAACAATACCGTACTCTCTTCCTTCTTTAATATCTTTGTTGTATTTTGTTTTTTGCCTTGGATCAAAAACACCAGCAAAAGACTTTTGAAAAGTTTTTGTAAACTCAGCAGAAGGCCCAAGGTTTCCATTCATAGCAGCAAATAATGGGACACTTGTATTGTTTCTTATATGAGCACCAACAGATAACAAGGTTTTGTTATATTGTCCTACTGTTTTTAAACCTAACAAACCCTTGTAAACATTTTTTAAAATGTTAGGCATAGTATTCATAAAATCTTTTGATGATCCTGTAACAGCATCAACAAAAACTTTTGGTGCATAGGTATCTTGTAAAGCACCTTGCTTGTCATTAAATTTTACATAATCAACGCCGTCTATTGTAACTTCATCTCTTAGTGAAGGAATTTCTTTTCCTGTCTTTGGATCTTTTTTAGGAGCAATTTGTTTTCCTGTCTTTGGATTTATTTCAGGAGCTTTTAATACATTTATTCCTTCAGCTGTTAATTGATCAGGAGTCTTTAAAAAAGATGTGGTTCCTAATTGTTTTGCATTATCATTAATTAATCTTATATCATCATAAACTTTTATATTTCCTACTGAAGTAGCAATTTTAGATATAGTAGAAGTAGCTGCAAAAGTCTCATCTACTAAAGCTTTTCTCCACTCAGATCCTTCTTTGTATGTAAGGGGAGTTATCTCACCTAAAGCTTCCCTAACTTCAGGTAAGTTTTTTAATGTTTTTCCTTTTAGTAAGCCACCTTTTATATTGTTTACTAAAAGCTCTGGAGTTTCGTGAGGGTTTAAAGAGTTTTTAGGATTTCTTATATCATCAAAAATTTGTATTGCTTTAGATGTTCCAAGAGGATCACCCTCAAGTCCTGCTACTGTTTTAATTTTATCAATAGCTGCATCGTATACTTCTTTAGATGGCTCAAAACCAGAATCATTTATAGCTCTGTAAAGAGTTGTTCCATACAAACCTCTGTTTTTAAGTAACGCATCTTTAAAATTTTGATCTAAAGTTAAACCTGCAACAGTAGGTCTATCAGAAACTAAATCAAATAATAGTTTTTGTTCTAATTCAAATATTGTTTTATTGTTTTGAACTATAGAAGATATTGTATTATTAGGATCTATCCCTAGAGCCTCGTAATCTATTTTGTTTCCTGATCCTTCAAAACTTTTAATCTTTTTTAAAGCTTCGTCTTGAAGTTCTTTTGCTTTAATTCTTTTTGCATCGTCAGCTAAAGAAGGAAACTGTCTTTCAACAGCAAGCAAAGGTGCTCTATAAGTTGATATAGATTTAACTAATTCTAAAGAGTCTTTATCATTTAATTTACCACCATTGGTAACAGCATCTTCCATTGTTCTTCTTATCTTATCTCCAGCATCAGCTATCTCTAATCCAAGATTAGATGCGTAAGCTTTTTGTGTTTGAAATACATCTGATATTAATTTATTATTTTTTGTAGTTTGTTCAAAAGTTCCACCGTAACTAAAGTTTTTTCTTAAGTAATCAAATAAACTTTTATCTGCTTTGGTTGCAGAAGCAAGAGCTTCATTTGGGCTAACTTTTTTAGCTAATGCACTCATGTAAGGTGCAATTAGATCTAATCCAACACCAGCTGTTTTAAGAGTTCCTCCCACAACCTTGGGTGCAGCATAAACAAATGATGCTGTCTCAGCAAACACTTGCATTCTTTCTTTTAGTCTTGCAGCTGCGGCATCTCTGCCTGCAAGATTCTTAATTCTTTCTTCGTCACTTTCTTTATCAAAGATCATGTCAGCAAAAGTATCAACATCATCTGTAGCTACAGCAGCATCGACTGCACCTATAGCTCCTAGTTGTTTTGCTTTACTTAATTTAGATAGAGCACTTGCTGTGCCAAGACCAGGTATACCAAACTGAGCAATCATTTGTGCTGTTTTACCAGCAGTACCTTCTACTTCAGGTTTAATACCTTCAAAAAATTCGTTTACATTGTCAGTTACTTCTGTATTAAATAGAAGATCAATACCAGTTGTCGGTATGGTAGCAAGGCCTTGAGGTATAGAGACAACACCTGCAGCTATTCCTCTACCTATGTCTCCTGCTAAAGAACCAGATGATCCAGTTCTTTTTCTTTTCATTGATTTTTGTTTTGCTTTTTCTATTTCTTTAGGATCATTACTATCTACAAATAATTTTCTTCCATCCTCAAGAACCACTAAAGGCACTGTTATTCTCCAGCTACAATCATCTCAGCTAATTGTGTTATGTCTCCGCCAGTTTGTTGAAACATTGCTAAGAAACTAATTAAATTTATTTCATTTCCATTAAGATCAGTTAGCTTTCCATCTTTCTTGTTTGTTAGTTCTTTTCTAAATTGAGCTAATAAAGCAGCTGCTCCAGCTATTGCTGTTTGATCTATTGGAGAAGCACCAGCTTGAATTTTTTGTAACTTTTTAATATCTTCATCACTCATTGCTAGTAACTGTTCTTGATCTGTCATTGCATCTTCTTGTCTTGCACCCTCTTCCATAGCAGCTTGACCAAAGTCAGAGATAGCATTCCTTGGAACAAAGCCTTCGCTTGGTTGCATCATAGCTAAGAATCCTGCCATCATTTGTTTTGCAAACTCAGGATCTCTACTAACTTTTTCCATATAGCTTGATGGAAAAGCTTTTACATAATCAAGGAATACAGGTGATTCTCTTCCTGCTTCCATTGCAATCTCCATGGTTTTTTGTTTAAGAATATCTTTTAGTGCGTCTGAATCATTAACTTCTTTAAGTCCTGATACTTTTTCTTTAGGAGGTGAAACTTTAGTTTTTTCATCATCGCCTGTTAGTCCCATATATAAACCTGCCGCTGGAACTCCACCGTAACCAGCCGCTCTAATTGCACCTGTTACTGCACTTCCCTCTGGTCTACCTGGATTTCTACCAATACTTCTTAAGGTTGATTGAATTACTTTTCCACTGCCAACAAAAGGAGCAACCATTTCTGATGGAATAACTTTAGGAGATGCTGGTTTAGTTTTAGTAATAGCTGTACTAGGTTTGGGCTTAGGTTTGGGTTTAGGCTTAACTTTTTTAATTAAAGATGTTATTCCTGATTTTGCTAATCTATCTCTTAATGCCATAATTATTGCTCCAACGTATAGCCTTCAGGCACTTCGTTATCTTCAAATAAATAATAATCTTCATCTACTGGATCATAATAAAAATAATTTCCAGAATCTTCATCAATATAAGCCACACTAGGATTAGTGTAATCTTCGCTCAAGCCTTCTTTGATTGCATCTCCAATGGTATAAGCAAGAGCTCCTCCAGCTGCTGTATTTGTTACTGGATTAGAAAGTTTAGATGCTGCGTTAGCAGCTTTTCTCATTTTATTTCCTGTGCTTAATGCTTTTATTCCAGCACCAGCTAATCCCAAACCTGGAATTGCCATCGCATAATCTAAGGGATTATATGGATCAAAAATTAAACCATCTCTACCGAAATATTTTGTCCCTGCTTCACCGCCATCAGCAAATCCTTCTATGCCACGTCCTCTAAGAATATCTTTTTGAGTTACTTTGCCGTCACCTGTTAGATCGGGAAAGCCACCGTCTTTTAAATTAGAAATGCCACCATCAGCAAATTTTTTACTGTATCTAAGTCCGCCACCATTTGTTTCTGGATTTATATAAAAACTTAATCCATCATCATCACCATAAATAAATTCATCACCTCTTTTACTTATTGGTCTTCCTGTCATTCCTAAAGCTCTATTTATTAAAGCTTCTTCTGATTCTTCTTTATCTCTTGGTATTCTAATTCCTAATCTTTCTTCTATTTCTGAAAGAGCTCTGTCTTTTAACATTTGTTTAAGAACTTCCTCTTCATTTCTTTGAAGCATTGGAGCCATGCCTGACGTTATTCCTTGCATTACAATACCTTAGCGTAGTCAACAGCATAGTAACCATTTTTAACTACTACTGCATCTGGTTTAACTTCTAATACTTCTTGAGCTAGGACACCTTCTGTTGGTTCTGATTCTGCTCCAAGCTCTATGGCTTTGTCATTCCAATCCCATGTGTACCAACCAATGTTAGGCTCAACTTCACCAATCTTTTTAATGTTAGTTTTTAATTCAACATCAGAAGTTGCAGCACCATATATGGTTGCAGCTGTTCCTGCAGCACCAAGTAATTTAGAGAAGGTGCTTGGCTCTTGATAAGAGCCACGTTGATAAGCACTTGTACCAGTACCACCAGAGATTCCTCCCATTGGTGATCCAGCAAGTAATGCTTGACCTTGTTGTAGTCTTTGCATTGGCTCGTTCGCAAGTTGTTGTGCTCCTTGGAACTGTCTTGATAGTGCAGCCTGTTGAGTTGCTTGACCTTGCTGACCGAGTTGATTCAACATATTGATTTGGTTGCCTAGCATTCCTTGTCCTTTTTGTCCTAGACCTGCAATGCCTTGACCTATCTGACCAAACTGTTGTCCCATACCACTAGCTAATTGACCTAAGCCACCTAGTTGTTGTCCACCTTGCATAAGGCTAGAACCAAAACCACCTAGGGCTTGTCCTCTTTGTACTTGTTGTTGACCTAGACCAGCCATCTGACTACCTAGTGCGGCCTGCTGACCACCTATAGCTGCTTGTTGTCCGCCTAAACTTGCTTGCATTTGACCTAATCCAGCTTGTCTACCTTGTTGTGATTCAAAGGATTGTCTTGCAGCATCTTGAGCTCTGCCAAATCCTTGACTTCTAAGAGCACCAACTGCTTCAGCGGCCCCTCTTCCTGTTTGTCTTGCTAATTCTTCTTGAGTTATCCTACCTCTTGATCCACCAAAGGCACCAGCGGATACAGCTCTATCACGTAGTCCTATGTCTTGTTTTGCTGATTGTCTGTTTATATCTTCTAATGTTTGTTGTACTACTTGATCTTCGTATGGATTATAAAAAGCAGATGAGCTACTAGGATCAAACATTTGAGTAGCACCCATTGCACTTTGTTCTGCTCTTTGTAATGCACCTATACCACCTGCTACAGTATCAGCTCCTGTACCTATCATTCTTTCTGCTGCATCTGAGAATCTTCCAGCACCTCTTGCTAAATCAGATCCTTCTCTTTGAAAGCCCATACCTTCTTCAATACCAGCTTGAGCCTGTGGCACAAAGCCCATAGCTTGATCTAGTGCATCTTCTTGTCTGCCGTATAATCTACCAGCATCTTCTATATAAGGTTTAAATTCTCCTAAACCACCTGCTGCTTGACGTGCTTGTATTTGTAATGGTGTAAGACCTGCTGTTTGTTCTATGGGTATATCTCTAGCTCGAGATATTAGTCCTTCGTATTCACCAGGAGAGCCAAAGTAGGAAGCAAGAAGTCTTCTTGAGTAGTCCTCCATGTAAGGAGATATAAAAGAATAACCTGTTTCTGGAGTTGTTATTACATCTGCTGGTGGAGCTGTTTTAGTTTTGCTACTAAATATTCCCATTATCTGTATTTCCTCATCATTTGTTCGCCTTCTTTTTGTAGAGCATACATTTGACGTGCACCCTCTAGGCGTTGTTCGTATTCGTCTTGTGGGTTAGCACCTGCTGCCACACCCATACCTCTAACTGCTTCAGCATTAACAACAAACTCACCATCACTTAACATGGCTGGTATCTTGTCGCCACGCTCTCCACCTGGGCCTGTAATTAATTCGCTTCTATCTACAAATTTACCGTCAGCCGCATATAACTGACTGGTTATTCTTCTTGGTTGTAGATCATCTACATAAGTAGCTTCTTTAGGAGGTGCTACTAATGGTGAGAAAGGTGTGCCTTTCATTTGTGAATAAAGTTTTGATACTTCACTAGGGTAGAATCTGTAAGCATCTGGTGTTTCATCTCTAGCATCAATAGATATAGATGCTCCAGGAGTTTGAAAGCCATAACTACTACGACCTGCTGCACCTGATCCTCCATAACCTTTTGCTAATCTAGCTGCTGCTTGTTTTGCTTGTTGTTCTGCAATCTCTTCTTCTGTTGGTGGTGTATAGCTATATCCTCCACCTCCACCTGGTAGGTTTATAATTCCACCAAAGTCACCAAAGTCTATATCACTAAAATCAAAATCATCAAACATATAATCATTAAACCTAAACTCTCTTTCATCTTCAGCCCTTCTTTCATTGGCCATGCCACCCCTTCTAAATCTTTGTATGTCAACCTTTGATGCTCCTGTTCCTTTGATCATTTGACCTTCAGTCTGACCATAGGTTTCTGGCATAAAACTTTGTGCTTGCTCAAATCTATTAGCCATTTCTCCTGCTTTTGTTTTTCTAATAGCTTCATTAATATTTTCTGTATCGTTTGCAGCATCTGAAATAGAGTCATATTCTTTACCATTCAATACATATTTTCCAGTTGTAGCATCATATTCAGGTGCTACAGATTTTGATAAACCAAAAGAATCTTTGTCTTCAAAAATATCATCTTCAAAATCTATATCCAAAATTCCACCATTTGCAAAACCAGCTATACCACCATCAGCAAGCTGAACAGAAGTATCTCTTTCTAAACTTTGTTGAAATTTATTAAAATCTTTTTGAGCATCATCAACAGCTTCAGGATTACCAGGTTTTATATCTGGAGTATTTATGTCAGATGATCCTATAGAAAAACCTTGCATGGCTTTATTTTCTTCATCTCCCCCACTTAAACCACCTAAAGCACTAGCAATTTTTCCAAAATCCATACCTCCACCAGTACCTCCACCAACACTACCGCCAGTAAAAAAATTAACTATGCCACCATTCATGTAACTTGAAACATCAAAATCTTTATCATCTCTAAGTCCAGGAAGTAATTTTTTTAATAATGCTATTCCACCTAATGTTTTTAAAATTTTCTTGTGTGATTTCTTCATAACTAAATTATATACAATATTGTTTTAAGTGTACCATTTTTTCTATGTATCATCTCTTATGAGGTTGTTACATTAATTGATATGTTTCCATCTGTCTTAACAGAAACAGATCCTAGTGATGCAGTTGTCTCGAAGCCTTGTGGATTCTTCGGAGTGTGTAACTGTACCCATTGGTTGCCTATATATACTTGTAAAACACCAATAGATGTATTCCATATTACATCACCTACGTTAAAAGCTAAAGTAGAAATTTGAGAATCATTAAACTGTGGTGTTGAGCTAGGATCGAATGTTCCTAGGTTTAACTCAAGGATTCTTATTAATCTGTTGAATACATTAGCATCAACCTCACCACTTGCTTGAGGTAATCTACTTGCAAGAAGCTTGGCCATTATCTTCTGCCGTCAGTTCTAATATCAATCCTGTTTGCACCTAGTCTCCATTTAAAACCAGTTCTTAATCCTGTTGCTGCATCATCATCTGATTGAACTCTAAGAACAAGCTGTCTGCCTCTAGCACGAGTAAATGTTTGTTGAGTAGTGCTTGTAATATTGTTAGTTGAATTAGTTGTTAAGCTTTCTCCAGGAAAGTTACGAGTTTTTAATACAAAATTGATCTGTCCATCTGTAGGTGTTGTACCAAAAAATTTAACATCTGGAATAATTCTGCTAACAAAACCCAGTTGATTACCTTCTTCTATATCTATATCACCAGACTCTATGAAAACATTATCCATAGGTGATCCGTCATCATCATCAGTGCTTTCATGTGTATATACATAGCCATCACCATCGCTGTCTTTACCTGTAGCTCTAGGCTTTTCAAATACACCATCA